AAACTATTGACAATGTTAAATTTATAAGATTATCATAAAAACTATTGACAATGTTTTAGGAACCCACCTTGCAATTTCTCACCTTTCTCAAGCTCCAGCTCGACAGAGTCATTGGCCGCCCTACCCTTCACATGCAAGGGACCAAGAAGCCATCTCTAAGCCAGCAGGACTAATCATAAGCAGACAATAGTTTTAATGCCCAAAGCACTTCCTAAGAAAATCTACTTCCCCAAGGTCAAAGAGGCTAGAGCAGTTTTAGCCGCTAAGGCACTTGAAGTCTTCGAAGGCTACATGAGACTCATTCAAGAGGCCCATGCTGCCCAAGAGTTTAAGGTTGCCCAAGAGGGTTACCAGTTTCTTCTCACCCACATGCCTAGAGGTGAGGGAGATGGGCTCATTGACTCAGATGTGGACAATGACCCAACAGGCAATAATGGGCCTACAGGTCCAACTATTCAAATCGGTATTGCTTTGGCCCCTCCGAAACCGAAAGAGCTAGCTCCCGTAGAGGTTATCGACGTTACAGATAATGGAACAAATCCAAAAGATCGTTAAAATCAAGCAAGCCGTAGAGTGCGAAGTCAGTCCAAACGAGAAGCACTCCTTCACTACAAGCACAACATGTGACCATTGTGGGAGAGGAGCTGTTATTGTAAACGGTGAAGTCCTCTACGTTCCCTCCATCAAGCAGAATGAGTATCATCAATCCACGGCTAAGAACACCCTATTCTATGGCGGTCGTGGTTCTGGCAAGTCTGTATGTGGACGATGGGATGCCCATATGCGGGCTCTCTCCGTCCCAGGCTTTAAGTACTGCATCCTGCGTAGAACCTACCCAGAACTAGAGAAGTCCCACCTTATTGACCTCCCTAGGGAGATGAAACTCCTAGGGGGTGACTGGAATGCTACCTCCAAGATTGCTAGATACCCTAATGGCTCTACTGGGTTCTTCTCCCATTGCCAGAACGACCAAGATGCTCTAAACCTCCTGTCATCAGAATTTCACCTCATGTTCTTTGACGAGATCTCAACCTTCGATTGGGAGATGTTCAGGAAGTTAGCAGCTTCTGTTCGAGCACCTGAGAAGATGAGAGCCCTAGGAGTTAATCCTATGGTAAGGGCAGCTACCAACCCTCTTGGTGCTTCTGCTGAGATGATTAACAAGTATTGGGTAGCTCAAGACGTAGACCTAGACGAAGACCCCAACTACAACCCAAAGCACTGGTACGCGATTAAAGCTAACCTAGAGGATAACCCATACCTATCTGAAGACTATAGGGAGCAGTTCTCAGGTATGGCCTCACACATCATCAAGGCGTGGGTAGAAGGGGAGTTCTCCATTGAGAATGCTCTCTTTGATCTAAGACATTACTACGTCAACGAGGCTGGAGAGAAGAAACCATGGCATGTCATCAACGACCTAGACCTGCCGAAGATTATCAGGAGTGCAGCCATCTATAGGTCAATCGATGCTGGCTGGTTCCCTGACCCCACTGTGGTTCTATGGATTGCCCATCTTGGTAATAGACATATCGTCTTCAACGAAATGATTAAGTGGAAGACTCCAGCCGTCGAAATGGCCGAGTTAATCAAGAAAGAGGATGAGAGGTTGGGAATCTCCAAGGTAGCGATGACATACTGCGACCCCTCGATGGACATCAACACGACTGCGGACATCAGAACCATTAGGGAAGTCTACGAGGCTAATGGAATTTCAATCGAATGTTCGATTAACGATAGGGAGATGTTCGCTACCGCCATTCACCAATCCCTAGCAGAACAAGCAGGTGAGAACCTTCCTAGAATTCAGTTCTACGTTCAAGGTAGAAAGGGATGTCCTTACTTAGTGAGAACCCTCCCACAAATGAGGTTCCACCCCAAACAGTTCAAGAAGATGGACGACCATAAGGATGACCACGCTGTGGTTGCCTTGGCCTACTACTTGATGTCTCACTCAGCCGACTCTAGGGTTGACGTCAACTATGGTAGACAGGTTCCAAAATGGATGCTCCCAAAAAACAGATGTATGCACGGACGCGCTGTGGAACGTTGTCCAAAATGCAGTTGTAATAAATAACTATGGCACAATACGACATTACGACTACAGCACAACAAGTTGTAGACACAAACACTCCAGAAGCACAGCCAGCCAACAAAGAGAACTCTAAGTCTAAGGCTACCAAGAAGAAGAACGCCGAGTTCAGGTCTAGGGCTGAGGTATGCAAGCGATATAGACAACAGCTCATTGGAAACTGGTCAACTTCTATCGACTATAGGAGGGGTAAGCCAACAGCTTCTCAGTCTGACGATGAACAGGTCACAGTCCCACTAGATTGGTCTATGACCAAGACTAAGCAGGCTAGCCTATTCTCTCAGGTTCCCCAAGTAAGGGTATCCCACCCATTCGCCACGAGTCAGGCAGGCCCATGGCTACCTGTCTATGAGTCTAAGCTCAATGATACCCTAGTCACAGCTGGTATCGAGGCAGCTATGGACGAAGTCCTTCCTGACTGTATTAACGCAGCGGGCATCGGTCTTACCTTGGTTTCCTATGAGACCATTACGGTAGACAAAGAGGTTCCAGCCGTAGACCTATCCATCCTTCCACCAGAGCTACAGCAGAAAGTGCTCCAGACTGGAGAGATCAATGGGGTTGAAGTTCCTATGGAGACAGTTCCAGAAGCTGTAGATCGTAGGTATAAGATCCGGAGACTTAGTCCATCAGACTTCCTATGGCCTCTAGACTTCACAGGCTCAAACTTCGATGAGGCTGCATGGATCGGCAGGTCCGACAGAATTACATGGGCAGAAGCTGTCCAGAGATTCGGACTCACCGAGGCAGACAAGTCGAAGGTGCTTGGAGACGACAGAACCCACCTAGAGCGTCTTACCTACGACATCGAGAAGGATAAGGTCCAGCCAGAAGAGAAGGTCACTTTCGATGAGATCTTCTACAAGGAATACCAATACGATTCTGAAGCAAAGTCCTACTCAACCATCCATCACCTTGTCTTCATCAACGGGAAGGAAGATCCTGTTATTGATGAACCATGGAAGGGGCAGAAGGTCAATGAGGACGGCACCATCTCTGGTGCGCTCAAGTATCCAATCAGAGTCCTCACTTTAAGCTATATCTCTGACGATGCAATCCCACCATCAGATTCAGCCATCGGTCGTAGCCAAGTTGACGAAATCAACAAGGCCAGAAGGCAGATGATTCTCCAGAGGGAGAGAAATATCCCAATGCGATGGGCGAACTCCAACGTGATTGACCCGTCAATCATGCAGGCCCTCATGAGGGGTAAGTGGGCAAACATCATCCCTGTTCAGGGCGATGGCTCCCGATTTATCGGTGAGGTTGCGAAGCAGACTCATCCTCAGGAAGACTTCAGCTTCTACAATATTGCTAAGCAGGACCTCACAGAGGCATGGAGCACAGGACCCAACCAGTTAGGCTCAGGAGCTGACGTTGAGACTAAGGGTGAAAGTCAAGAGATCTCACAGAGCTTCCAGACCAGAATCACAAGGGAGAGAGCGAAGGTAGCGTCCTACGTCGTAGGGATTGCAGAGGTGCTTGGAGGCATTATGTGTCTCTTCGAAGACCCACAGTCCTTCGGAGAGGGCTTTGACCCTGCATTCTCTAAGAACCTAGGCTTTTCAATCCTCGCAGATTCAACTCTACTTCTCGATGCTAACCAGCGTCTAGAGAGACTAGACAGATTCCTTAATGTCTATGCTAAGACAGGGTTCGTAAATCTAGAACCAGTGCTTCGAGAGATTGCTACCCTCACAGGACTAGATCCTAATACAGTGATTAAAGCTCCAGAGCCACAGGCACCACCACCACCAAACGTCAGCCTAAGGCTAAGTGGTCAGGAAGACATGATGAACCCACTTATGCTTGCCATTTACTTGGCACAGGGTAAGCCACCTACACCAGAACTCATCCAAGAGTCAATGAAGCTTATCCAGATGGCAGTCTCAGTTCCAGGAACTGTTCAACCAGGTATGCCACCAACTCCACCACAGGGTGGACCAGAGGCAGAGATGCCTCCAACTCCAATTGGAGAGGCTAATCCCGAGGCAGGAGTTCTTCCAAAGATTACCAAACGCTCTGATGACCCAAGTGCAGGAGGTAAAGAACTCTAATGACAATCTGTTCAGTGTGTGGAGGGGAACCCGTCTTCGTGAACCTCCACGGAAAGAAGCTCCTCTGTTGGATATGTTATAGAAAGATTACTGGTAAGGAAATCTAATGGCAGAGACATTCGCTGTAGAGACATGTTCAGGTTGTGGTATCCCACTCATTGACAAAGAGACAGGATTAGTGTTAACTACTGTTCTGTTTGAAGATGGGAAGGTCCTTTGTTGGACCTGCTTTACACACCTACCGGAGGAAGTTTAATGCCTTTTTACGATCTAGTTTGTTCTAATGGTCATGAGCAATATGACCGCTTGCTGAGGATAGGGGAGAGACCACCGTGCCCCACTTGCTCAGCCCCCACTGAAACCTTATGGCTCAAAGCTCCCGGAGTAATAGGGGATGACATCCCAGGAGGGATGTGGATTCGACACGGCATCTGCAATGAGGATGGAACTCCAAGGAAATACTACACCTACTCAGAGATGAGACGGGAAGCAGAACGAAGGGGCCTTATCAACAGAGTAGAGCATGTTCCACAGAAGGGATCAGACAAGTCACCTCACACCACAAAGTGGGTGGGTATCCCAACCGAGATGAAGCCATATGACAACAGGGTCGATAGTACAGGAGCTGAGCTACCTATTGTGGGGAGCAGCGTCGAACAAGCCAAGGGACAAGACGTGGAAGATTCTCAGGGCCATCCTGAAGTCGATGGCAGCAGCCCTTCAGAAGGGGGAGCAAGTTAGGATTAGAGGACTAGGGACCTTCACCGTTCGAACCCGCAAACCAGTCAAGAAAAGGTTGACCTACTTCTATGGTGACATGAGACATGACTACACCGAGATAGTTCAACTCCCCGCTAAGAAATACGTTCACTTTGAACCAAACCCAAGTATATTAAGGACATTGAATGAGCAATCATAACCACAGCTGCAATTGTAAGCATGACGACGTGAGATTCTGTTCCCATTGCAATACTGTCTACTGTAAGGACTGCAACCAAGAGTGGACAACCAAGTCCATCTGGAATGGTTGGACCTATAGCACAAGGACCTTGCCATACTGTAACTACACTGTCTCAAGTGCTTCTGCCATTCAGGGAAACGACAGCTACACAGCAGGTCCTAACGATCACACCCATCCGATGACAACCTGTAACCATGGAGCTTAAATCAGAACCCAAGAAGAAGTTCGTAGAAGACTACGACTTCATGTTAAAGGGAGGGATTGTCAAGTTTGTGACCCTAGATACTTCAGCAGGAGATAACATCGAGTATGTGACAGGTGGAATTAAAATCCACCTAGCTGCTCGTCCTGGTCTAGTGGACCCTCTAGAAATTGTTCCTGCCGAGGAAATCACCATCTTTAGCCAGCACGTCCTCTATATCGAGCATAGAGAGAGGCTAGTCGAGGAAAA